ATTAAAACGTCATGAACACAACCTACCACAGATGTGATCACACTGATGCTCTCAATAGAACCTTCTCGCTAATATGGGAGTAAAAAACTCGACCTAAGACGGATAGGAGGTGAAGACAAGATTTAACTAGCCTCGTTTATATCACTAAAGATACCTAAAATTATTGACACTAATTTTTAAATACTAAGCACCACACCAAATTTGTGGGCCTGAAGTATCACGATCCATCATTGTTTCCAAAAAAGGGTATTCAATATGTGATGGATTGACAGGTAAACAATCATTTAAGATTTTATCATATTCAGGATCATAACCATATATATCTTTAAGAACATGATAAGTCTCAACTACGGGTTCATGAAAACCCTTTGTCCTATTCTGCCATTCTCCCTGCTTCAAAAAATACGCTTTTTCACCAGCAGTATATTTTAGCACCTTGTCCAAAAAAATTTTAATTGGAGGGATAAAGTAACATTGTTTATATAACCCTAGAGCACTACCTCTAAGGAGTTGTTTTGTGGGAACATGTTTAGGTGGTTGTACATAATAACCAAATGTTGCCAAAACCTTACCAGGCTTTGGACCTAAAACCAACCCACTACTAGTTGGATAAAGTCTACTAGAACAAAATTCTGCTTGAAAAACAGATTGCCTATATACGGCCTCACTAGTAAACCCCAACGACAACATATAAGGAACCCAAGGAATCTTAGCCACACTAAAACCAAGATTATCATCACCATTAACGAACATTTTAAGAGCATGCATAGCCTGCATTGGTGAGCATTTTGTATGATATCTATAAATAAAATAATGCATCAAACCATTCAACAAAGAATTTCCTAAAGACGTATATGGATCACCAGACTTCCTAGTCCCTGGCACCTTATATCTATAACCCCATTTTGTACGACCCCTAGTATTAATGTTTTGCTTAATTAACATATTAACTGCACGAGGGGCTCCCCAACTAACAAAGAACTTATGTTCTAATTTCAATAAATCTTCACGAACGCTACTATCAAAGACTCCTATATCATCTTCAAACACACTTTTATCCAAGTGATTTTCACATTCATGACCAATTTCTTCATTAGTTTTACCACTACCAAAAGTGATAAAATGCTTCATGTTCCAACACTTCTTGAAACGATCCTGGCATGCCATCATCCAGGGCCCAACTAAACAAATAAATTGGGCTTCAGCACCGGAGATAAAACGGGGGGCTTTCTCTTTGTCTCCACAAAGAGTACGATAAAGTAAATTTTCCATTTTCAAAAAAGAAGATCGCATTGTATATTGCAACAATTGTGAATGAGTAAGATAAGAATCTTCATCCATACCCTCTTCATATAATTTTAAAAAAGTTCTATACAAAGTATTTTTAACAGAGGGACGAGCATTAGAGCGAATCAAGTAAGCCCTATGTGCAGGTTTTAAATCACTCCACTGTTTTTTAGAATAATTTACAGATTTATCTATAATTTCGTCTGTTTTTATTTTTCCCATACCTGGTAAAATTTGTTTTCTATCCTTCCACACAGTAGCACAGAACAGATTAACAAATTGCTGGTTAGGTTGGGGCGTGTCG